AGGCTTCATGTCTTCTGGCTCTTCTCTTGCCTCGTTAATCACAGTCCATATGTTTTCCACAACGTCTTCAGGTAGTTGTCCTTCAACAACCCCTATGTTCGGAAAGTTTCTTGGTAGTAAGTCCATGATTAACCTTCTAGTGTTGCTACACGAGCAGTGAGTGCTTCAATTAATGCGTTCTGTTCTTGGATTGCTTTTACAAGTATTGGTATAAACTTGCTGTACTGTAGACCCATTTGCTTGCCATCACCTGATGTAGATACAGTAAGGTTTTTCTTAGCAGCAGTTGTATATCCAGCAGCTTCCTCAAGCGTTTGAACTTCTTGTGCCTTAAAGCCTATGTCTAGCCAGTCTTCTTTGTGTGTACCATCTGGAGACTGTGCGTTAAGGTCGTAGTCATCAGCAGTCTTGTCACCATATTTAGAACGTTTATCCCACTTGTATGTAACAGGTGCTAGTGCCTTAACAAAGTTTAAGCCTAAGTCTAGTGCCGTAAAGTCTGTTTTATCACGTTGGTCAGAGGCTACAGTCCAATCTACTTGTATATGAGCTTCAGCAATGTTTTCATCACCCAATGAAATTTTATTGGCATCGTTGGTCATATTACCTCCAGGACTTCCTGTTTTCCCAGAGTCATTTCCTGCAAATAAGTTGTTACTACCACTCGTCAAAGCGTTACCTGAATTTTTACCTATACAAGTATTGGCAGCACCTGTAGTAACTTTAAGTGCCTCTAGCCCAATAGCTACATTACTATCTCCACAGTTTCCAGATAGTGCCAGATAACCAACAGCAACACTATTATTTCCATCATCAGTACCATCACCTGCAAGGCCACCCACGAATACGTTATGAACGCCTGTGGTTATTGCTAGACCTGCGCTTGCACCAACTGCTACGTTGTAGTTATCTGTAGCTGTTGTGAAGTTTTGAGTACTTAAAGCTGAATGTCCTATTGCTACAGACAAATCACCTTTAGTATCTGACCCTAATGCACTAACTCCATAAGCAGTGTTATTTTCTCCAGTATTTAATGCATCTCCTGCTAGTCCACCCATTAAAGTGTTCTGTACGCCTGTGGTTACTGCTACACCTGCTGAAAAACCAACGGCTGTGTTGTATGCATCTGTAGCTGTAGTAAAGTTTTGGGCTTGTAGAGCAGAAGTACCTACTGCAACTGACCTACTACCTAAAGTATCTGCTGTTAAAGCAGAATAACCAACGGCTGTATTAAAATCAGCATCCGTGAGAGCATCACCAGCTAATGCACCTATGAGGGTGTTTTCTATGCCTGTGGTTACTGCAGCTCCAGCAGACCTGCCCACAGCAGTATTGTTAGCTCCAGTTGTGTTTGCTTCTAGTGAATTTTTACCGACTGCCGTATTAGCATCACCTGTTGTATTAGCTGTTAAAGCATCACTACCGACTGCCGTATTCCCTGCTGCCGTAGTGTTGGCATCTAATGCACCCTGTCCAACTGCCGTATTTTCGGAACCTGTAGTGTTAACCCCTAAAGCAGCCGAACCGACTCCTGTGTTGTTATCTGCTGTGGTAGTAGCATCACCAGCAGTCCAACCAATGAATGTATTTTTATCACCAGTTGTTATTGCTGCTCCTGCATCTGATCCGACTCCTGTATTATAACCGCCAGTTGTAACACCACTTAATGCTATGTAGCCTACCGCTACATTTTGCTCTCCTGTCGTAATAGCATCTCCTGCTGAAGCACCAATGAGGGTGTTTTGTACGCCTGTAGTTACTGCTGATCCTGCATCAAAACCTACTGCTGTGTTATATCCATTTCCATCATAATTTAATGTAGCTAATGTACCATTTCCAACTGCTGTATTTCTACTTCCTGTATCTTCTGTAGTTAATGCTTCTTGTCCTATCGCAACATTGTTACTGCCTGTTGTAAGTGAATCACCTGCAAGACCACCCATAATCTGATTGCCTGTACCAGTAGTCATTGCTTTACCAGCTTGATAACCAACTGCTACGTTATAGCTTTGTCCGTCTGCTGGTTCTAATGTTTTCAGAGCTTCATAACCTATAGCTACTGCACCATCACCATCTATGTTTGTTGTTAAAGCATCATATCCTATAGCTACATTAAACTGCCCAGTTGTAGTAGCATCACCAGCCGCAAACCCCATAAGTGTATTTTTTGCACCAGTTGTAATTGCTCCACCTGCGGATTGTCCTATGCCAACATTATAAGATGCTGTCGTAACAGACCCTAAAGCATTGTAACCCATAGCTATATTAGAAGCTCCAGTTGTTATAGCGTCACCTGCATAACTACCCATTAAAACATTTTCAGCACCTGTGGTTATCGCTACTCCTGCTTCATTACCAATTGCTGTGTTGTCAGACGCTGTAGTTAAACCATACATTGCAGAGTGACCGACAGCCACGTTTCTGTCACCAGTTGTAAGAGTCTGTATTGCATTATTTCCAACTCCGACATTAAACTGACTGTCAGTTATATTAAATCCAGCCTGTTTACCTACAATAACATTGTCGGCTGCTGTAGTGGCTGAAGCTAAAGCTGTATAGCCTATTGCTACATTGTTTATGCCTGTCGTTACTGCTGTACCTGCGGCTGACCCAACTACTGTGTTACTGTGACCTGTCGTATCAGCATCTAAAGCTGTATAGCCGACTGCTGTATTATTAGCACCAGTCGTAATTGATGCTCCTGCATAAGAACCAACTGCTGTGTTATCAGAAGATGTAGTCACTGCCCCTAGTGCATTAGCACCAATAGCCGTATTATCATCTCCAGATGTAGCTACATCTAAAGCAGAAGGGCCTACTGCTGTGTTCCTAGTTCCACTTGTAATTCCTCCACCAGCGGTATAACCAACACCTACATTAAATCCTGCTGTGTCTGCTGATAAAGCCTGATAACCAACTGCGGTACTGTTATTTCCTGATACCATTGCATCTAGGGATAAAGAACCTACAGCGGTGTTGTTTGTACCTGTGGTATTAGCACTTAGTGCATCTTTACCAACTGCGGTGTTATTAGAAGCTGTAGTGTTTGCTCTTAAACTCCCCCAACCAACTCCAACATTAGAACCTCCTGTAGTTGTGTTTTCTAAAGAAACAGTTCCAAGTGCAACATTGTTTGCTCCAGTAGTTGCTAATTTAAAACTTCTATCTCCTACTGCTGTATTGTCAGCACCAGTGGTTGCTGTTGTACCAGAAGTATGTCCAATGAAAACATTGTTACCAGCGGTTGTAACTGCATCACCTGCATTATATCCTATTACAACTGAATTATATCCTGTAGTTGATGTTTTAAATGCACCATAACCTAAAGCTACATTGTTATCACCTTGAGTTTGAGCAGTACCAGCTTCATCACCAACAAAAGTATTATAATTACCACCAGATATTATTGAGTTACCTGCGTTGACACCTGCTCTGAAGTTAGATGTACCTGCTGAAGCCGTAATAATATCTGCGCCATCTGCAAAGGTTACGTCTGCGGCAAAGTTAGCTGCACCGTCTATATCTACTACGTCTAGGTTAGTTGTGCCGTCTACGTCTATGTCACCTGAAATGTCTAAGGACGTTCCTGTTAATACTCCAGTAACGCCTAGCGTTCCGCCAACGGTCATATCGTCCGTAACCGTCAGATCATCGCTAACCGTCAAGTCATCAACAACAGTTGCTCCAGCTAAGTTAACCGCAGTCAGTAAATCGTGGACCACGCCGCCCGAACCTAGACCATCTGTTGCAATAACCTTGGTCTGTCCTGCTGGAATGATAACATTTGCTCCACTACCGCATGTAAAGGTTAAAGCCGCAGCCGTTGCGTTATACATAAACCATGTTTTGGAACTTGTGTTTGGCAGAAGTGTTACCGTACACGCTTGACCGCCGCCTGTGAGTTTTAACCCAAGGCACCTGTCCGCGTCTAACGCACCGTCCGCAATTGTAATATTATCTGTTGAGGCGTTTGCAATAGCTCTGGTTCCCCAGGCAACCGCTTGGCCTATTATTTCTAAATTTGTGTTTGTTGTATCACCCCAAGTACCAGATTGTTCGCCTGAACCTATCTCTTCTAGTCTGAGGTTATTAACGTATGTACTAGCCATTTTATAATTCCTATGCTGCTATAGTATTTTTATATTCTACGGTTTCCCAATTTGGAGTTTGAGAAGGAGTTACATTATTGTAACTCGGATTTTGATTTGGCACAAGCTCTTGATAACTTGCGTTTTGATCTGGTATTATTTGACCCCATGTTGCTCTTAAAGAACCCACCACTCCTGTGCCACTAACGCCAGTAACTGAAATGTTTGAAGTGGCTGTAATTGTTGCTGTTCCAACTGCTCCTGTGCCGCTAACACCCGTGACTGAGATATTTGAATCAGCAGTAATAGTTGCAGAGCCAACTGCGCCTGTAGAGGAAATTCCATTTAAAGTTTCAAATGTGTTTCCTAAAGCTGTTGTTGCTGCAACACCTGTTACTGAAATATTTGCCTCACCAGTAACAGTCACTGAACCAACTGCTCCAGTAGAAGAAACACCATTTAAAGTCTCAAATGTGTTTCCTAAAACGGATGTTCCAGCAACACCAGTGACTGAAATGTTTGCTTCACCAATAACAGTTACAGAACCAACAGCACCTGTGCCGTTAGTACCAGTAACACCAATTACGCCATCTCCGCTAACGGCAACTCCGGTAATTGCGCCAGTAGCACCAGGCAAAGCAATTCCTGCGTTCCAAGCGCCTTCATTCCACCCTCTGGTAGAGCTATTCCACCCTAAAAGCGCAACAATGGCATTGGACATTAGGCGATCCTAATTATCGCATTACTCGCATCAGCTGTTGGAAATACAATTGTGAAGTCGCCAGAACTTGCCGCTTTATCTGCACCAAAGTCTAAGACGCAAACTGTCGGGTCACCGCTTGCCGCTTCATTATATATTAGCGCACCGCGTACTGCTGAGATGGTTACGTTAGAAAAAACCTCGTCTGCAAAATCTGTAAACGCGGTAGTGCTACTTGATGTTGGTGTAACACTGGTCAGAAATTGACCCTTTGCTGTATAATTGGTGCCGCTAATTTCGTTACTACTTGTATATGCAGTAGTAGCCGCTGTAAAACTTGCACTGTTTGTGTACATAGCAACCTTAAATTGATCGCTTGCTGCTGTAAAATTATGAACACCTTTCATTAGTTCTACTTTGAACGATGTACATAAAAAATTTCCACTAAAAGCCATTACATTCTCCTTATATATTCTGCTAATTTCGGGTTTCCAGAATCTTTAATTGCATTATATACAGTAGTTCTATCACTTTTAATAGCCTGATGCATATAATTTGCAACTATTGATTCTATTTGCTTTCTGTAAGCGTGAGCTTGATCTCTAATAGCAGGGTCCGCTTTATCAGAAACTCCAATAATTCTATTTACGCAACGAACTGCTACTTCTTCTGGTGTAAAACCTCTATTGTTTGTTGTCTCTACGGTTACAGCAAAGTCATTTGACATACTAAGTGAATTTGTTAACATTATGTTTTCTGCCTTATAATTTCACCAGTTCTGTATTGATCTGTTACTTCTTTAGCTTCTCCAAGATTTTTTAACCTTGACATTGCTTCTGCAAATCTTGAACTATACATAGCCATAATATCTTGCTCCTCCTTCATGTAAACACTTGCCTCTATTAAAGTTCCGTATAACAATGCTATTTCAGCATTTTCACTTAACCAGCTAATAGTTGCGTCAGAACCAGTAGAGGTTACAGTGGTTGTTGCCCCACTTGTTGCTCCAGTAATTGTTTCTCCATCTGTAAACGTACCAGAAGGAACTAATATTGTTAATGTAGTTGAGCTTGGAATAGCTTTAATAGTAGAAACTACACCACTTGTTGATCCAGTAATTTTTTCACCGTTTGTAAAGCTCCCGGTTGCTCCTACTGTTAGCGTTAAAAGACTTTCGGTTAAACTAGCTGGTCGATAAAAATAACTTAACGTAGAAACATAAGAAGCGTTAGGAGTTGGCCCAATAAGAAAGTTGTCAACATCAAATTGAGCATAATACCTTGGAACGCCTGTAGTTGCTGGATTTGGGCTATAACTTTCAACAAAATCTAGATCTTTAAATGAAAGAAATTCAAAAGTATTGCTATTTTCAATGTCAGCAGTGCTAGTTGTAATACTTAAAGAAAAAGGTGCTAAAAAATCACTAGGAACAGCTAAATATTGATTTCCTGAAGTCATAGCACCTGCTGCATTTTTTTTAAAAACATTTAATTGAACTGATTTTAAAATACGCTCTTCAGCTAACTCTACAAAAATACCCATATTGGCAATAAAAGATGTTTCATTGTTTTGAGTATAATTCTCTACTGCTTCTCTTAATGTTGTAAATGTAAAACTCATGTTGTTGTCACCGTAACCTCTCCTACTGATCCAGTAGAAACTAAATTATTGTCTGGAGTTATTCCTGGTATATCTAAAAAACCAACAGGATTAAACCCATATTGTAATGCTCTTTGTTCAGCTAAATTCTGTTCTGGTCTTGGATTTCTTAAAGCTTGAGGGTCTGGTCTTGTTTTAATTGGTTCTAATTGAGGTTGTTTAGACTCCCATTCATCTTTTCCAACAAGCAAACCTGTCCATTCCTTACGCATATCTTTAAGTCTGTACCTAAAACCAGAACGGTCTGATATACCGTATGCCCATCTATCTGAAGCATACTTAGACATATCTGTAACTTCTTAGTTGAGGAGAAACTTGAAAAGAAGATCTATCTCTATCTTCATCCATAGCTCTACCTAATTCTTCTTCATACATTGGTTTTAATAAAGGTATTCTATCAGGAGCCTTTTTAACTGCTATATAATAAGCCAAGCCAGCTGCTAAAGCTGGATAAAATCTAAAAGGAACCTGGATAGTATCTACAAATGTATCTGCATCATCTAAACGAATTAAGGCGTCATAATATATGACATCCGTGCTATTATCTGGCAAAGGCCATAATTTTAGATTTGGTGTTATTTGCCTATCTAAAAAATATTGAGTAGGTCTACTTTGAGTAGATTTTGTAGGAATATTTAAATAAGCATCTCTGCTTATGCGATCTAAAGAATAATCTGTACTATCTCTTTGTATTACTAGAGACAAAATATCTATTACATCTGCATTTAAATCATATTGACCATCGTTACTTGTAACAGTAAAACTTCTTTGTGCAATCGTCCATTGATTAATGCCTCGGTTAGCCCAATCTGCAAATAAAAGATTCATAGATCTTTTGGCTGTTTTTAAATCATAACCAGTTCTAACTTCTAAACCGCAACGCTCAAAGGCTTCTTCAATATATTCAGCTACATCTAATTCAAAGTTTTTAGAGCCAGATACAGTCATAGTTTAAGATTCCCTTCAATTATCTGCATTTCCATCTTTTTCGAGCCTGTCTTAAACGACTATTAGGATCTTTAGCCGCTTTTGGAAAGTCTTTCATTTGTCCAGCAGATCTAGCGCAATATGACTTACGTCTTTTTGCATCTTTACTGCCTGGCTTTACTTTACCTGTAACAGCCGTTTTTAACTTACTACCAGGGTTCTTTCTTCTGTAAGCTTTCACACCTGCTTTAGTCATTCCCGCCCCAGACTTTGTGGGGCGGAAGTTTTTCTTATTACGTTTAGGCATTTCGCCTTTTTTAGATTTAGCCATACTCTTTCCGCATAGACATAATTATTGTATAAGTATCTGCACTAGTATGACCTACAGTTGTGAAAAGAACATCTCCATCTTTTCCGCTACCAGCATTGTTAGGCAAACCACCAAAATTGGTGTAATCGTGATTACCACTTTGGTTTTCACCCAATTCAATACAAAAAACATTAGTTGAAGCATTCCAAAATATTTGGACTTTCATTCCAATGCACTGCCACCATATTTTCTCTATGACAACACCTGTACAAGCATCGCCACGAGAATTTGTAGCCAAACCACTAACATCAACTTTAACAACAGCAGCTTCACCAGTGCCATCAGAAATATTAGTAAATTTTTGAACTACTTTTTTATCACCGTCTATAAGCGTCTGTGTTGCTACAGCATCAGCCATGTTATTTACTCCTTATGTTAAATTAAGAAGCCACATCATAGCCAAGTATTGTAATAACCAAGCGACCTGCGGTGTAAACAGCGTTCGTTGCAGCACCAGAAACTAAATACAGAAACTGATCAGCAGCAATAGCCCCACCAGCAGTGCGAGTTCCAGCCGAAGCGTCACCACCGTTAATGATGATTGTTTCGGTTAAATCACCAATAGCACCATTCTCAACACCAGTTCCTTCCGTTGCTGAGTAAAGATCAATGTCTGGATCACCACCCGCAGGGGTTTCAAAACATTCCATTTTTACACCAAAAACAACGCCTTGGTTTGCAGTAGTAACTTGACCAATGTATGCAACGCCAGAGTCAGCTTTACCGATAATGTCATTTGCCGCAGTAGATGCTAAACCTGTAAGATCAATCATAATAGTGGTCTTTACAATGTTTACATTAGTAGATGTATCGCTTTTAAAACGCTCTACTTGCGTAATGTAAACTTCAGCAGTGCCTTCAATACCAGCGCCGCCAGCAGCTTCAGTTCCCATTTTTGAGCCACTGGTAATTGTAATCGCACCAGTAGTCCCATCTTTAGATACGGTTTCAAAACCGTTTTCAGAACGCACTGGTCCTGAGAAAGTTGTATTAGCCATTGTTTTCTCCTTGTCGTGGCTAGAGTCAATCGCGGGATGCGACTGTCAAGGTAATTTTATGTTACACCACTTTTTTATAAAAAGAAAGAGGGTAACTTATACAATCATTCGCTTGATTTTTCTTTAAGAACCAATCCAAATATAGCACAGATAATACCTGCCCAAGTTAGTATTGGCATGGTTAATAAAATACCTAAGCCAACACCCACAACAGCTGCAGCTCCATAGCTTGAAGGCTCTTTTAATCTTCCTTTAATCCAATCCATAATTTTCTCCTAATTAAAGTTACAAAAAAAAGGCGACCAAAGCCGCCTCTTTTAATTAATATACTAAAGCAATTAAGCTCCTGGTGAACCATATACGCAACGAGGGTCACTAAACCCGAAAGAATAACGCTCACGGGCTTTAAACCGCATGTTACCTGTATCGAAGTCAGCTTCCATGTTTGTACGCATTGGTGAACGCTCAAAATGTTTAAAGCCATTTGGAGCATCTGTTTTAATGAAGAATGCATCAGGATCTGTTAAAAAGTGATTAACAGTATATCCTTCTGGAACCATTCCCATATTTTTCACTGCATTGATATCATTGTCAGCTGTGCTAGGACGTAAAGTTGATTCTAGCAAACGATCTGCAATAAATTGCAACTGAGGTGGAATTACCATTTTTGCTCCGCGAAGGGCAATAATCATATTTCTCTCATCTACAAAAGTTGAGATATCAATTAAAGCATTCTCTAACGATGTTTCGTTAAGATCAGCTGCAGTTGATGGTTCATTCGCAAATGTACCACCAGCACCAAGTGGATGAACTAAAGAACAAAGTTCTACGCCATCTCCACCAGTGAAGCTTGAGTTAAATGCATTATTTAAAACAGCAGCCGCTTTAACCTGCTTAGTGTGTGCCATAGATCGGGCAAGAGCCTTCGTATAACGCGCACCAAGACGATCATATAGATTATCTTCGATTGCTTCTTCAGTTAATGCAAAAGCCAAAGCAACGGTTTCATGCGAATAACGAGCAGTATATGCTTCGTTAGCGTCATCAAAATCGACTCCAGCTCCCTCAGTTTTTGTTGGAGCGTTGCCAAATCCAACCAACATCACTTCTTCTTCGAAAGCTCGATCCGAGGATTCTGTATCAAAGATTTCAGCGTGTTCGCCTTCATAACGAGCATACTCCATTCCGAACAAGGCATTGAGGCCCGGCTCTAGCTCTTTAACGAGTTGTGAACGTGATATAGCCATAACTCAATCTCCTTATGCTAACCCAGCGCCCTTGACGCCGAATATATGGTTACCGATAACAACTTTCACGTTAGTGTTAGCTGTGGCTACGTCGCTATTCTCAGGATCTTGAGAAATATCAATGGCTTTTAGAGGTAGCGTAGTTGCTGTTCCTCCATCA